GTCCTCAAGTTTGATGAAGAAACTGAAACTGCGGGAATTGTGTTTTTTAACACTTGTAGACAGATCATAGCTGATCTCCCCGTAATACCAAGTGACCCCAAGGGTGGCGACGACATAGATGCCCGCTACCGTAGTGATCACACATATGACTCAGTTAGATACGGAATTATGTCACGTCCTAAAGCACTTTCACCGTTTGAAGGTTGGGGACAGGCACCCACTCAGCCTTACAGGCCCGCAAATATTAAATTTGGATATTAAATAAATGGCAATTGTAGACCGACCTGAAGATATGAACATGGAAGATAAAGCCTTTGGATTACAGGATTCTTCCGATCCCGGCGTAGAAGCTTCGTACAGTGGTTTAGTAGGTTGGATTGAAGGCCGATATAACCGATCCAAAGATGCACGACAAAGTGACGAAGGTCGATGGCTTAACAGCTACAGGAACTATAGAGGCTTATATGGCCCCGACGTACAGTTCACTGAGACAGAGAAAAGCCAAGTATTCGTTAAGATTACTAAAACTAAAGTCTTAGCGGCATACGCCCAGATTGTAGATGTTCTGTTTGCAGGTAGCAAATTCCCTATCGGGGTTGAGTCAAGCCGCAATCCTATCAATATGGAAGGATCTATTCACTTTGATCCCAAGGAAGTAACACAAGAGAAGATTGATGAAATATCTGGTGGACAAGCACCAAGTACCGCATCTTCCACAGTAGCCCGTCCAGAATTACTAGGTAAATCAGGGCCGTTGGCTGATCAGTTAGAAAGAGTTGAAGACAAATTGCGCGTAGGCGCGGGAAAAACGCCGACAGCAATGACATTTGAGCCCGCTAAAGAAGCGGCTCGAAAGATGGAAAAGACAATACATGAGCAATTAGACGAGAGTGAAGCTAACAAGCACCTCCGATCTACTGCGTTTGAGATGTCCCTGTTTGGTACTGGCATCATTAAAGGGCCGTTTGCCCTACAAAAAGAATATCCACAGTGGAATGATGAGGGTCAATACGATCCTATGTTTAGAAACATTCCAAAGGTAGAGTCTGTAAGTATATGGAACTTCTATCCTGATCCAGATGCAAGAAACATGGCAGAGGCAGAGTACGCTATTGAGCGTCACCGTCTGAGCCGATCTCAAATGAGAGCATTAAAGAAACGCCCTTATTTTAGAGAAGAAGCAATTGAAGAAGCTATCGAAATTGGATCTAACTACGTTGGAGAGTATTGGGAAGAAACTCTGGAAGACAATAATAACTCGTCTTCAGTAGATCGATTTGAAGTTCTTGAATTCTGGGGAACAGTTGACGCTGAGATAGCTGAAGAAGCTGAACTAGATATTCCAGATGATGTCTTTGAGGGCGGTGATGTACAAGTCAACGCTTGGGTTTGCAACGGCCAAGTACTGCGTCTAGTTCTTAACCCATTCACACCTAGCAGAATACCATTCCATGCAGTTCCTTACGAATTAAATCCATACAGTTTCTTCGGCATTGGCCCGGCAGAGAACATGGAAGACACTCAAGAGATTATGAACGGGTTTATGCGATTAGCAGTAGATAACGCGGCTCTATCATCTAATCTTCTCATTGAGATTGATGAAACTAACTTAGTTCCCGGACAAGACCTTAGCGTCTATCCCGGTAAGATATTTAGAAGACAAGCCGGGGCACCCGGACAAGCTATCTTTGGTACGAAGTTCCCAAATGTTACTGGAGAATGTTTACAGGTATTTGATAAAGCTAGACAGCTTGCTGACGAGTCAACTGGTATGCCTTCTTTTGCTCATGGTAGCACAGGAGTTATGGGAGTAGGTCGAACTGCTTCTGGTATGTCTATGTTGATGGGTGCGGCGGCACAAAATATTAAAGCTGTTGTAAGAAACATAGATGATTATCTATTATCACCTCTTGGTAGAGCTTTATTTGCATTTAACATGCAATTTAACTTTGATAAGTCAATTAAAGGCGACATAGGCGTCGTTGCACGGGGCACAGAGAGCCTTATGCGTAACGAAGTACGTTCTCAACGTCTTTTACAGTTTATGCAGATGACAGCCAACCCAAGTATGGCTCCGTTTGTTAAATATGATTACATTTTACGTGAACTAGCCGCGTCTATGGATCTGGATGAAGAAAAAGTCTTAAACGATCCACGCGAAGCGGCTATTCAAGCAGAAATGATGGCATCTATTGCGGCCCTAATGCCACAACCCCCAGAACAAGCCCAACAAGCGGCCCCAGAAGACCCTACAGGTAATGGAAACGGGAATATAGCTCCCGGTGCGGCCCCCGAACCACAAGCAGAAGGTTTTAGTGGCGGCGGAGGCGGTGCAAATGGCGGTAATCCTCCTGCACAACCCGCAGAGGCACCCCCGCAATAATGGACAAAGAATTAGCAAGAACAATCTTACTTTTAGTCAATGACGTAGAAAAATACCCATTACTACAGGCGTACATAGATAATCGCATTGAAACGATGCGTTCCTTTTTAGAAAACACTAAAGACCATCAAAAAATTATGGAAGTACAAGGCGCTATTGCAGAGTTACGTCGCTTCCAAACATTGCGAGAACAAGCTCTGGAGGGGGCCAAATAATGGAACAAGAAAACGAAATGGATAAAGGCTATGTAATAGTCGAGACAGAATCTGGTTGGGTTAGTCTTCCCCTAGAAAATGAAATGGGTGAGGTTTATGACGAGGAAAGTCTCAAGCAATGGATTTCAAGCAACGGCCCCGTTGATCCGGTTACAGGCGAAGATCTTCCTATATTTGAAGAAGAAGAATCTGCAAACGCTTATGCAAAACAGATTTTTGAAAGTGGTATGCCGGAGGCAGAGTCCTCTAAGCCCGGTCTCGAAGATGGCCCAGAATTAGAAGGGGTTATGAAAGCCCTAGAAGACCAAGGCCCTGTAGGGATGTATCACGGTGGCATGATGATGCCTGATTTGATGGTTGGTATGGACGAGATGTCTGGCAACCCAATCCCTCCGGGATCAAATGCAGACAATGTAAAAGATGATATTCCTGCCGCGTTGAGCGATGGTGAATATGTTGTACCTGCGGACGTTGTTCGATGGCACGGCTTAAAAGAATTTGTCTTCATGAGAGAAGAAGCAAAGATGGGTTTGATGTCCATGCAGATGGAAGGTCAAATTCAAATGATTGATGAAGAAGAGTCTGATGAAGATTCTGAAGAAGAAACTCATACTATGCCAGACGGTACTGAAATGCCGGGAGCTACCCACGAAGAGTACGAGGAGGAGTATGGTGAATGCTCTGACTGTGATGGGGAAGGCTGTGACGAATGTGAAGAAGAAAAAGAAGAAGAGATGGACGAAGAGGATGGATATTACCCCTCTGAGAACTCTTATCGTCCTAAAGTCAAAATAGCTATGATGAAGAAGTAACGCGGCACCGGGCTACCCGCAAAACCACTAGTCATTCCGATTAGTCTACTTTAACGGCCCCCAATGGAGAAAATATGAGCAAGTACCAAAACGCCTATCGGGATGAACCCGAAGAGGCATTAGAACCTACACCTGTCGAAACTAAACCTAGCAAAAAAGATATGACGCCAGAAGAAGAAACATTTAAGAAACGCTACGGAGATTTAAGACGCCACATGCAACAACAAATGTTGGAGCGCGATGGTGAAATCGAAGCAATGAAGGCTCAGTTAAATGATGCCACCAAAGCACAGATTAGATTTCCTAAAAGTGAAGAAGAAGTAACAGCATGGTCTGAAAAGTACCCAGACGTAGCAAAGATCATTGATACTATCGCACAAAAGAGGGTATCGGAGGCTGTTACAGACGCTAGTAAAGAATTTGATAAACTGAAAAAGTTTGAAGCAAGTATAAAAACTAAAGAAGCTATGATGGAGCTTAAAAAGACCCATCCAGATTTCGATAGTATACGAGCATCAAAAGAGTTTCATGATTGGGTTCTTGAACAACCTAAGTATGTTCAGGATGCCCTGTACAAAAACAACACGGATGCAAAGGCGGCTTCTAGGGCCATTGACCTTTACAAGTCCGATAAAGGAATTCGCAAAACGCGAAAGAAAAATACCAGTGCCGCCGCACAGGCCATTGGTAACAGTAGAGTAGCCGCTCCTAGTGGTGGTAAATCTACGTTTAGAGAAAGTCAGGTAGCAAACATGAGCGCGGCTGAATACGATAAAAATGAAGTTGCAATCATGGAAGCAATCAAAAAGGGAATATTTGATTACGATGTTACTGGCGGAGCGCGTTAAATCACTTGCTAATACATTAGTTATTGTGGTATAACAACCTTAACAAACCCTGAGCCGAGACTGTTATATTCCTACAGTCTCCTACCTCTACATTCCCAAAATATCAGAAGATCGCTCTAAAGATACCTAAGTTTCTATGGCTCCTCGGCCGAGGTCACCCGTAAGCACTTAGCCCTTCATGCAGTAAAGCCTTCTGTTTCGTCACAGCATTATTTTGATGCTGATTTACTTAACATATATCTTCAAGGAGAAGAATCATGGCATTTGCAAAAGCTTCGGGCTACGCCAACCTTCCAAATGGAAACTTTAGTCCCGTCATTTACAGTCAGAAAGTCCAAAAGTCTTTCAGAAATAGCTCAGTGGTGGAAGACATCACTAACACCGATTATATGGGTGAAATCGCTTCTTACGGCGATTCCGTCAAGATAATCAAAGAACCAGAAATCACAGTATCTGATTATGCTCGAGGAACCGCAGTAGCGGCCCAGAACCTATCAGACGCAGATTTCTCTCTCGTAATCGATCAGGCGAACTACTACATGTTCAAGATCGATGATATTGAAGCCGCTCACAGCCATGTTAATTTCATGGACTTGGCGACTGATCGTGCCGCACACAAATTGCGTGACACTTACGACCAAGAAGTACTCGGGTACTTGTCTGGTTTTGAGCGTAACACTGCTAACAATGCGTGGATTGCACGTTCTGCCGCTAACGGCACTAAAGCTGACTCAGCCGCAGGAGCGGATGAATTATTGCTTACTAACAAGTTGGACATCGTTGATTTCGGCGGTTCTGATCTTGGTGGTTCTGCCGATGCGAACACTCACGCACTCACTTCTATTCCTCTAGCGGCCGGAGGCGGCGCAGGGCCGATCACTAGCCCACTAGCAGTTCTTAACAGAATGGCTCGTAAGATGGATGAAGCGAATGTTGACAGTTCAGACCGTTGGTTTGTAGCTGATCCAGTGTTCTATGAGTTGCTAATGGATGAAGATTCTAAGTTCATCAATTCTGACTTTGGCGGTGGTGATGAACTCCGCAACGGTCGTGTTGGTAGCGGTCTTATCCGTGGCTTCAAAGTGTACAAGTCTAACAACCTACCATTCTTTGGAACTGGCGCAGGAACTGCTTCTGCTACAGGTTCAGAAGAGAACTTCGGTATTGTTGTTGCAGGACATCAGTCTTGTGTAGCTACTGCACAGCAGTTGGCTAAGACTGAAAGCTACCGCGATACTGCATCTTTTGCAGACATCGTTCGTGGTATGCAGTTGTACGGTCGTAAGATCCTCCGTCCAGAGGCTCTAATGACTGCTCATTACAACTTAGCATAAGCTGATCAAGGGTGGCCCTCTTCGGGGGGTTACCCTTTTTTTACATAAATTTAGAGTAATTTAATCAATGGCATCTACTTTCCTGAATCTTACTAATCGTCTTCTTCGTCGAATTAACGAAGTAGAGATTTCAGAAGCGGACTTCTCTAATACTCGGGGCATACAAACCCTTGCTAAAGACGCTATTCTAGATGCTATTGCTCAGATTAATCAATCCGAATATGAATGGCCGTTTAACGCGGCAGAACACACACAGATTTTAGCTGTTGGCCAAGAAGAATATAGTTGGCCTCCGTTCTTCAAAAGTGCTGATTGGAATACATTTCAATTACAAAAAGACGATAGTTTAAACATAAACCATAAGCGTCTAAAGTTTATTGAGAGAGATCAATACGTCCGGTATCACCAAGACGCAGACGATGACGCTAGTACTACTGGCCTTGCATGTCCTGAAGTTGTATTTCCATCTCATGGTAATGGCTATGGGGTCAGCATGTCCCCCGATAAGCAATATACTTTACAGTTTAAATATTTCTTAAATCCAGTGGGCCTTGTAGCCCATTCGGATACGACCCGCATCCCGGATACTTACGATAACGTAATTTTGGATGGTGGGTTATATTATTTGTACATGTTTAGAGACAACCCTGAGTCTGCGGGCGTAAGCATACAGATTTTCCAACAGGGCATAAAGAACATGCAGGGGATACTGATTAATAAGTATCAAAGTGTTTATGACACCCGGATCACACGAAACTCTAGGTCTAGTTCTGATTTGTTAGGTTACTAAGATGCCGGATCGCGTTCAGTCGTACAAAGTCATCTGTGGTGGTGGTTTAAACAGTAACGAAAACCACTTAGACCTCAGTGAGAACAACCCCGGTTCTGCTACTAGGCTCGTTAATTATGAGGTTAGTTTGTTTGGTGGCTACAGGCGTATAGAAGGCTTCTCTGCGTATAACGCACAGCATACCGAGATAGACCCTGCTAACACTGAAGGTAAAGTTCTTTCAGTAGCAATATTTAAAGATGACAATACTAACTCTACTAAAGTCATCGCCAATAGAAAGATTAAAAAATTTACTTATACAGCCACAGCCAACCAGACTGCTTTTACGGGGTCTGATGCAAATTCAAGAACTATGGCAATTAACAACTCTGCTAATACGGTTGTTAAGAAAACAAGTGGGGGTACAACTACTACTCTTTCTTCTAGTTCTCATTATAGTATTAGTGGCAACACCGTTACGTTAGCCTCCGGGGCTTCAGCCGGTGACGTAATTGAAATAGATACAAATGAGTATTGTTATTATCGCCATGTAGCATTTGCCGCATGGGTTAAATACACTACCGGGATAGTACATAAATTTAAAGTTAGCACTCGTTCTGTCAATAAACTAAGACACGTTAATTTTAATTTTGGTGATGGTAATAAAGTATGTTTTGTAGACGGCGTAAATAACGCTGTTGTATTTGATGGAACAAACTGGAAGTCAATTAATCCTTCCGGTGCAGGTACTTCAAGTGATCCGGGCGGGCCTACCGCATTAGCGGCACCAGAGTTAGTAGATGCATTTGAAAACCACCTCTTTTTAGGTGGCGATAGAACAGCACTAGCTTCGGTGGCATACTCAGCACCACTTGACCCCATTAATTTTACCACCTCAGCGGGTGGAGGACAGTTAGCAATTGGGTTTGACGTAGTACAGTTTAAACCTTTCCGGGGTGACCTGTTTATATTTGGTACCAACGGAATTAAGAAAGTTTCACCCGATGCAACAGCAGGTTTTGTTTTAGACCAAATCACTACAAATGTTGGATGTATTGCAAGAGATTCAGTATTAGAGATTGGTGGAGATTTAGTATTCTTAGCACCTGATGGGCTCAGGCCCGTAGCAGGAACTAGTAGAATTGGTGATGTTGAATTAGAAACTATATCTAAAAGCATTCAGCAATTATTAACGGCACTACCACAGGACTTTGATTTAGATACCCTCAACGGGGTTGTAATAAGAAGTAAGTCACAGCTTAGATATTTTATAGGTGACGACACAATCGGTGTATCAGATAGTTTTGGTATTATCGGCGGCCTACGATCTGCGGATCAAAGGCTAGGTTGGGAGTTTGGTGAGCTTTTAGGTATAAGAGCAAGTTGTTGTACATCTGCCTATGTAGAGTCCAGTGAACTTGTATTGCACGGAGATTACAACGGCAAAGTCTACAGGCAAGAACAAACCAATGCCTTTGATGGAGCAGATATTCTCTCAGTTTATGCAACACCGTTTTTTGATTTCGGAGATACAGAAGTTAAAAAACTAATGAGGAAAGCCAACACGTTTATTCGTGCTGAAGGCCCCCTCAACCTGAACATGGCGGTAACTTATGATTGGGAAGATCCCAACACGGCAAAGCCAAGTTCTTATTCCCAAGAATCTACAGGGGCACCTGTGAGATATAAAGGGAAAAATATTAATTTTGCAGGAACGAATATTAACTATGGCGGTACAGAAAAACCCATCGTTACGACAAGCCTTCAGGGCGCGGGTTATTCCTGCCAACTCACCTTTGTTACTTTAGGGAATTTTGACCCTTACAGTATTCAAGGAATTGTTTTTGAATTTAGCATTGCGGGACGTAGATAATGGCAGGATATACTAGACAGTCAGTAGCGGATATTATTAACGGCGCGAACATTACTGCGCCACCAATTAATGCTGAATTTAACCAAATTCTAGCCGCTTTTAACGCTTCATCAGGACACTCGCACGATGGCTCAACGGGAAATGCCCCTAAAATACCCCTCGGTACTTCGGTATCTGGTTACCTACTCCCTGCTAATGGTGGTGTTGGTGGACTTAACAACACAACTGCCACGTCCGATCCGACAACTTCCAGTGATGCTAACTCGGGTTATGCCCCCGGTTCGTTCTGGCTTAACGCCACCACTGGGCGTAGCCACATATGTCTATCCAATTCCGTCGGTTCAGCCATTTGGGTTCACTTACTTCAAATAAGCACTTCAGGAATAGCCGCACCTAAAGTAACAAATACAGTAGACCTAGGTACAAGCACTCTACAATTTAAAGATATCTTTATTGATGGCGTAGGCTACATAGACAACGTCAATTCTGAAACCATGTCCAGTACAGGAAATGTAACTGTAGGTGGTATTCTAGCTGTTTCTAACAACGCCTCTGTAGGTGGTAATTTTACATTAACTGGAACTAGTACACTTGGTGGAAATGTTACAGCTAGTGCCAATCTTAGCGTTGCAGGAACTAGCACACTAACAGGAAATACGACCGTAGGTGGTACTTTTGGAGTAACTGGGAACACAACTTTTACTGCTAATCTAACTGTTAATGGTAATTCTACGTTTGGTAATGCTTCATCTGACACTGTTACTGTAACAGCCGGAGTAAGTTCAGACTTAATCCCTTCATCAGATGGTACTCACGATTTAGGTTCTTCTACTAAAGAATGGCAAGATTTATATGTAGATGGTACCGCAAACATTGACTCCTTGGTTGCAGATACAGCCGACATCAATGGTGGTAGCATAGATAGTGCTACTATCGGTGCAGGAACACCTGCCGCCGCATCATTCAGCGGCCTAACAGCGACAGGCACAATTAACTTCGCTAGTGCCACAGTATCCAACTTGGGTACAGTTTCTACAGCTAACATCGACGGCGGTACTGTTGACGGTGTAACTATAGGTACAAACTCTGCGGTTACTGATCTTCGGGTAGACAATCTGAAGGTAGACGGCAACGCCATTACAAGCACAAACACGAATGGCAATATTGATATTACCCCAGCAGGAACGGGTGAAGTTAATATAAGCAAAGTAGACATTGACAGCGGTGCTATAGACGGGACTATTATCGGTAGTTCTTCTGCTTCTAGTGGTGCATTCACAACAGTTTCAACATCAGGCCAAGCAACCCTTGCTAC